ACGCAGTTAAACGCCAAGGCTTCTACGTCAACAAGCATTTCCGCTGGCGGCGGTTTAACGGGTGGGGGGTCTTTAGCGTCCAACCGCACCATCAGCCACTCGGACACATCAAGCCAAGGTAGCGTGAATAACAGCGGCACTACGGTTATCCAAGACATTTCTGTTGATACTTATGGGCATGTCACCAGCATTGGCTCTGTAACGTTAAGCATTCCACCATCCCAAAGCACAAGCTTTGGCGCTGTTGGCACATATGCTTATTTACTTCGTAAGTATAACAGCGGCAGCGGAAACTCAAACTTGGCGGTTGGCTCAACCATATCCGGCTCGGGGGTAGGTTATTACACAATTCACGGGTCTACACAAACAACTGCGGCCAGCACCGTTAGCGGAACGTGGCGAAACATGGGGATGGTTGTGTCTAGGGCTGTTACGTCTACTAATTATTCCATAAATCTATTCGTGAGAATTTCATAATGACAAGCAAAACTATTTCAGAGTTTCGGAACGCGCAGTCTTTAAATGTTGAAAACACAATGTTTGATTTGGAATTACTTCACCCAGATCATGGCTGGATACCTTACACGCTAAACCCAGATGACGCGGATATGACTATCAACAACGACGATCTGCGTGCTTTGATCGGATCAGAATATGCTAAGTATGTAGCGCCCACCCAATCTGAGTTAGACAATATCGCGGCACACGATGCGAGAGTGGAGCGTGATTTGATCTTGGCCAATGATGTTGATCCACTCGTGTCTAACCCCTTGCGCTGGGCAGATTTGAGTGAGGATAAAAGGCTAGAATGGTCGCAATACAGATCAGACCTTTTAAATGTACCGCAGCAATCTGGATTCCCAAGCGCCATTAATTGGCCAAATAAGCCAGCGTGAAAATATGACCCTCGTACCCCTCGACATCCCCGCAGGATTTTACCGAAACGGAACTGATTTAGAGCAGTCTGGTCGCTGGCGTGACGGCAGCTTGGTCAGGTGGCGGGATAACAGCTTGCGCCCAATCGGCGGCTGGCAAGAGCGCAAAGCGTCATTCAGCACAAACCCTGTGCGCGGAATGCACACATGGGAGTCAAACACCGGCACGGCCTATGCCGCTGGTGGCTCTTATAATGAGCTAAAAGCCATGACGGGTGGTGGTACTATTTATGATATTGCTCCGACAGATTTAGCGACAGGCCGTGAGGATGCAGAAGTTGAGACGGGATACGGATACGGATTTTATGGTGACGGGTTTTATGGAACGCCAATTCAGCAAAATGCCAACGCCGTTCCAGAAGAAGCCACCCAATGGAATTTAGATAATTGGGGCGAGTATTTGGTTGCTTGCAATAAGGATGACGGGCGCTTGTTGGAGTGGCAGTTAAACCCAGCAGTTAAGGCGGCGCCGATTGCAAATGCCCCTACTGGCAATCTTGGTCTAGTTGTAACAGAAGAACGTTTTATTTTTGCCTTGGGTAGTGGCAACAACCCGCGTAAGATTTCGTGGTGTGATCGTGAAAACAACACAGTATGGACGCCAGCAGCTACAAATGAGGCTGGTGATATTGAGCTTGCCGACAGCGGGCAGATCATGCAGGGCGTTAGAACGCGAGGCCAGACGCTTATCCTGACGGATACATCAGCCCACACAGCGCGATACCTTGGCCCGCCTTATGTGTATGGCTTTGAGCGCGTTGGTACATCGTGTGGGGCAATATCTCGCAAGGCTGCATCTGATGTTGATATGGGCGTGTTCTGGATGGGCCAGCGCGGTTTTTTTAGGTTTGACGGTAACAGCGTTCAAGAAATACCCTGCGATGTATTCGACTATGTGTTTGGCGACTTTAACCCAGCGCAGCAATCAAAGGTTTGGTCGTTTGCCAACGGCCAGTATGGCGAGGTGTGGTGGTTCTATTGCTCTGAAGGCGCTACTGAAATAGACCGCTACGTTGCTTATGACTACAAGGAAGGCCATTGGCTAATCGGCAACCTATCACGCACGGCTGGCGTTCAGCGCGGCGTCTTCCGTTATCCGTTCATGGCAGGTCACAACGCAGATAGTGATATATATGAGCATGAAGTGGGCCTTAACGTAGATAGCTCATCAATCTTTGCCGAAAGCGGGCCAATATCTATTGGCGCGGGAGATCAAGTTGCGCGTGTTACTGAGCTTATCCCCGATGAAAAAACGCAAGGCGATGTCAACGTCACGTTTAAGACACGGCTTTATCCAAATGGCGCTGAGACAAGTCATGGGCCATTCACAACTGCAAACCCAACGTCAGTAAGATTTACTGGTCGGCAAGTTCGTATGCGGGTTGATGGAGCGATCTTGTCTGACTTTAGGGTTGGCAACATGCGAATTGATATGAAAGCTGGGGGCCGTAGGTAATGCCGGTTCCAGTATTACCCCCTATTGGCCCCGACTTACGCCAGTGGGGGCGTCAGCTAACAATATACTTGCAGCAAAACCTAGCAAAGCTTGGGTTTAAAACAGCAACAGACAATCCGTCTGAGAACGGCGTTATTTTATGGGATAACGTAAACGGCTACCCTGTCGTGTCTAAAAATGGCGAGTTTCGGCAGATTGTGCTGGAAGATGGCCATGCTGACTTTATGAAAACGGCTGACGTCGTGCCGGTAGCAGCAAATACAGCGTACAAGCTGACTTACGATGCCCCCACCGGCAACGACGGGATAACACAGGGAACGCCAGCTTCAAGGATTGTTTTTGAGGAAGCGGGCCAATACGTCATATCGTTTTCGGCGCAAATATCATCTACGTCAGCCAGCACGGTTCACTTCTACTTCTGGCCCAGCGTTAATGGAACCAACGTAGCCAACAGTGGAATGACAACAGCGCTGCACCAGAATAACGCCACGCTGGTCACGTCACGCACGCAGATATTTACCGTAGCGGCGAATGACTACTTGGAAGTGAACTACATGATAGACAGCACAAGCGGCTTCTTAAACTACACCGCAGCGTCTTCGCCTGTGCCAGCGATCCCTGCCTCAACCTTAGCGATTACGAGGCTTCATGGATAAAGAGCTTGAAAGATGCCGCGATTGGATTGAAGCCGCTCTGGAATACTCAGGCGGCACGCATGACTTTATCGACGTTGCCGAGGGTATATACAAAGGTAGCATGCAGCTCTGGCCAACGCCGAGGGGGTGTATAGTAACTGAAATCGTGGTATATCCTAAGAAGAAGGTTTTAAACGTATTTCTTGGCGGCGGTGAATTGGGTCAAATTTTAGATATGCACGAAGATGTGGTAGCATGGGCAAAATCTCAAGGATGCTCTGCATTAACGATGACAGGCCGGTTCGGCTGGAAGAAACCATTGAAGGCGCATGGATGGGTTCCATTGCACGCCTCATACTTGAAGGAGTTTGAATAATGGCAGGCGGCAAGGGCGGCACACAGACGTCACAAATCACAATACCAGATTACATTGAGGATGCGGCACGCCGCAACTTGGCTAAAGCAGAGGACATCAGCCAGATTGGTTATGTGCCTTATTACGGGCCAGACGTTGCAGCATTCACGCCAATGCAAGAGTCGGCATTCCAGCAAACTGCTGATGTGGCATCTGCGTTTGGCGTTGGCCCGCAGATGTCTAGGCAGGACATTATGGGCGGTATGCCTGCCCCCACCCAATACGCTGGCGGGGTAAGGGGCTACAGCGCAGCGCCAATGTATGAGCAGGCCGTGTCTGAGCTTGCCGCACAGCGCCCAGCGCAAGCTAAATATCTGCAAAGCTTTTTCATTGACCCAATGACCGGCGAGGCCATACGGGATTACGGCCAGCCAGCGGTGTCTCCCGTTGCGCCTATGGCATCACCTGTTGCGGGTGGCGGGGGAAGGTCTGATGATCCCATATACACTGCGCCAATTGGCGATCCTAACGCAGACAGCTACTTTGGTGAAAGCGTTGTCGATTTTTTAGGTAGCGGTGGAATTGCGGGCGCAGTCGGACGCGGCCTTGGGCTGGTCGACAACAAGCTAACGTCGCGCGGCGGCGGTGGCGGCAAATAGATAAAGGATAAGATAATGGCTGGACAAGGTGGAAAAGGCGGCGGTCAAGCAGTAGCGCCATTAGCGCCGACTGCTGGATTTAACGTAAATCAAGCGGCAGCGGGTGCGTTGCAGCAGGCAATGGGCGCAACGCAGCAGGGCTTGGGCTTCACGCCTATGGGCATATCTGCGCAGACATACCAGCCGGCACAAATTGCAGGCACGTCCTTGTCGCCGTACACCAACCCATACGAAAGTCAGGTGGTGGAGCAATCTCTTGCGGATCTTGAGAGATCCCGCCAGATGCAGCAGAATATAGGCGGCGCTCAAGCATCAGGTGCAGGGGCATTTGGCGGGTCAAGGCAGGGCATCGCGGAAGCTGAGACAAACAGAGCGTTCGCTGAGCAAGCTGCCCGCACTGCGTCTGGATTGCGTCAGCAGGGATACCAGACTGCACTTGGCCTTGCCGGTCAGGATGTTGCAGCACAGACCGCAGCGCAGGCATACGGCGCTCAGGAGCGTGCAGCAGCGCAGCGCGCCAACTTGGCAGCTCAGCAAGCTGCAATGGGTACACGCCTTGGCGCAGCATCACAGCTTGGCGCATTGGGCCAGCAAGCATTTGGCACAGGGCAAGCGATCCAGCAGCAAACTGCGCAGCAAGGCTTATTGCAGCAAGGATTGCAGCAGGCGCTCATCGATGCAGCGAAAGGCCAATACGCTGGATACACAGGCGCACCACAAGCAGCTCTTGCCGCGCCGTTGGCTGCGCTTGGGGAAGCGCCAGTGCCGCAGGCAACCACTGCGTCACGTCAGCCCGGTCTGTTTGATTACATAAGGGGAGCGGCTTCAATGTACGCTACAAGCCAAGGGATTTAAAGCATGGAAAACCAAGGTTTAAGCTTCACAGAGCAGGACTTTATCGGTCAAGAAAAAACAGACCGCCGCAAGAATATGGCTGGCGCGCTTGCTGGATGGTTAAACAGCATGTCGATCAACCCTGACCCAAACTTGCCGCAAGTCTTGCAGGCAGCGCAATTAAGGCGCGCAGACAAGATCAAAGGCAACCGCACGGTAAATATGCTTGAAGAGGCTGGCCGGACTGATCTTGCCGACATGGTAAAAGCAGGAACGCTAGACCCGAAGCAAGCAGCAGCGCAGCTATTTGCAGAAGCTGGTGAGCGTCGTGCGTTTGAGCGGCAGAAGGAATTGGCAAGGTTCCAAGCGGGGCTGAAGGGGCCAGCGAAGCCAACAGCGTTTGAGTCTAAAGTGGCTCTGTATAGGGCATCATATCCTGACCTTACAGACGCACAGGTACTTGAGAAAATTGAATCTGTAGAAAAAGCGCCTAAAACTGTTGTTAGCGTTGATTACGGCAAAGAGGGCGGCCCACCTAAGTCATTCGAGTTTGTTGATAAGGCGTTTGCGAAAGATGTTGTGCAATGGAGTTCCGGCGGCGCTACTGATGCGGTCAAAAACATCAACCAGATCAGAGATGTTGTTCAAGACATTGATATGGCCGTGTCTGAAGGTAGAACTACATCAGGGCCGCTAATAGGAGTTCAGAACGACTTAGTCCAATCGTTTGTGAACCCCGAGGCAACAGATATCCGAAACCGAGTCCAAGAGGTTGTTCAGCGTAACCTTAGAGAAATACTTGGCGCCCAGTTTACTCAGGCTGAAGGCATGGCGCTGATTGAGCGGGCTTACAACCAAAGGCTGTCCCCTGAGATGAATTTGCGCAGACTTAACGCTCTGCTGGAGCAAATGTCTACCGCCGCAACGGCAAAGCAGCAGATGTATGAGCATTTCATGAAAGAAGGAACTCTATACGGGTATAGAGCTGGCGCAACTCTCCCAACCTTAGATCAACTTCATGGCGTTATGGATGTGTTTGATCGGCAGCAGGGTCTTGACACAAGCGATTTGCGGCCAAAACCCTCTGGGTCCAGCGCTATACAAGCAGCCGACAAAATAGTTGGGATAGAATAGGGTTAAGCGGAATGGCGACATCACAAGAAAAAGCTGAAAAATACGCTAATTGGCTTGTTAATAATCAAGACAAAAAAGGCACTTCCGAGTGGGATACTGTCTCAAGCGCTTACCGCGAAATTCGGCAGCAAGCCGTTGCCCCCGCTCCTGCGGCCCAAGAAGGTGGCGCAATGGAGACATTGGCAGATGTCGGAGCTGGCTTAGGCTCTGGCGTTGTCAGAGGCATTGAGGCAGCGGCAAGCCTCCCCGATTTAGCGGGAAGAGGAATAAGCGCAGCGCTTCAATACCCTATGGGCCTTTTGGGAATAGAAAGAATAACCCCAGAAGAAAAAGAAAAAGCACAAATTCTGGACATCCAGAAAGACATAATACAGCCGACAGCTACAGCCGCTGGCGCAAGATACGAGCCAGAAACAGTATATGGGGAGCTTGCGCAAAGAACTGGCGAGCTTCTTCCTTTTGCCGCAGCAAAGCCTGTTAAGTTTGCCTTAGCGCCAGCGGCGGCTGGTTACGCAGCAGAAGAGGCAGCAGAAGAAGCGGGAGCCGGTGAAGGCTTGCAGCTTGCGGCACGACTTGCCGGAGAGATTGCTGCGCCTTTGCCCGCAGGGAAGGCAATCGACACAGTTAGGGCGATAGCTGATTTAAGAAAAACAAAGGATCTAAGCGAGCTTGCGAAGTCTCCAAGCCTGACTGAAGCGCAATCTAAGAGAATGCAGCGAGCGGCAAGGCTTGAGGATCAGGGCATCAAGGTCAGCGCGGCGCAAGCTGTGGGGGATGATGCCGCATTAAGGGCAGAGGCTCAAACATCAGGCGCAGCGGAGTTTATGCAGTCTCAGCTTGAAAACTTCACATCTGCTGTCATGCAAAAAATAGGGTCTAGCTCAAAGTTTGCTGACAGTGCGGCGCTGACTGAGGCCCAAGGCCGCATTGGCGGCGTGATGAATGAGGTTTTATCCGGCACTAACACAAAATTATCCGCTGGAGACGCAAGGAAGTTTTCCAAAGCTTTGCAAAAGTTTAAAAACTTGAAGCCATCAGGCGTAGAAATCGAAAGCATGAATAATTATTTTGCAAACGTTAATAGGCGTATTGCAAATGCTGCTGTCGGAAAGCCTTTGACGCCGGATGAATATATTTCCTTTAGAGGCGAACTAAGCAAGCTTACCATGCGTAGCGAAAAAGCAGTTAGAGATACAGCAACAGACATGTTGAACGTGCTGGACGGCGCAATGGACAAGACTTTGAGCGATCTAGGAAGGCCGGAAGACTTTGAGCGCCTTAAAGATGCAAGAAGGATGTACCGCGATTATATCGCAGTCGAGGATGCCGCTTTGCGGGCGGGGGCCGCCCAAGCCAATGACCTTATAAGCCCAAGCGCCATGTCATCAGCTTTGAAAAAACAAAGCAAGCGTCAGTACGGACA